TGCAGGCACACAAAGTTTTGGAGCCATATCGAGTGGCTCAGGTGCAGTTAATTTTTATAATCTTACTACTTCATTTCAGACTTGGTATACTGGTGTAAGTTCGGCTCCGTACGCATCTAATCAATGGGTGCTTCGGGCTAGGGTATCTAGTGGAGACTGCACTACATCTTCTGTAACTGCAACGTCTATAGTGTTTCGATTCGAATGGAATGACGGATACACAGATCCGGGCGGCCCTCCTCCAGGCGATCTTGCACAAGGAACCGTTACTCTTAATGTAGATGAACAGTATGCTGGTAGCCCTTCTGGAATTTCACTGTTGCCAACAGTAAGCCCTCCGGCAATACAGCCAGTCTGGACTGTAACACGACCGTTGTATACTGCAACAGCTATCACAGGATCCTAATTTATACTTGACCTTTAAAGTAGCATATAAATAAACTGCTACTTTAACCAGGGGAAGTAAATGGACGATAGATTAAGCAAGGCTTTGGATTTTGCAAAGTTTAGAGAAACACTGGCAATACAAAGAAAAACACTCAAAGAAAAAATTGATTCAAAACTTACCTATGGGTATAATGGCGGCATTTTTAAAATTGATAGATCCCTAATTGCATTCGTAGAAGTACTGATTTCAAAACAAAGAACCACTGATGTTCCGTTAATTGACGCTAACGATAATCCTGTATTAGTTGATGATTTAGTAAAATTTCAAAGTGAAATTTTAGATAGATATTTTACCGCTACCTTTGAATATTTGAAAGAATATGAAAAGATCAAAAAAAGTCGTACAGTTGAAAAATTGTTGGATTTATGACTAAAGGTGTTTTAATATTTGCTCATAACAGTACAGCCGTAGACTACGGTATGCTGGCCATAATTGCAGGTGGCCTTGCAAAAAAACATCTTAAAGTACCTGTGTCCTTGGTAGCAGATACAGGCACACTTGCCTGGATGAAAGAATCAAAAACAATTACAAAAGCTAAAAAAATCTTTGACAAGATTATATCAATAGACCTCCCCTATACAACAAATAATCGTAAACTACACGACGGGCTTGATTCTCAAACAATTCCATTTATAAATTCTAATAGATGCACTGCCTGGCAGCTAACGCCCTACGATACTACGCTATTAATAGATTCTGATTTTTTAATTTTTTCAGATCAGTTAAATCAATACTGGGATATTGACTCGAGTGTAATGATAGCAGAAAGCATGAATGACCTACGAGGCGGCCGCGAAAGAATTTTAGATAAGAAAGTTTCTGAAACAGGCATACATCTTTTTTGGGCTACTACTGTGATGTTTAAAAAAAATAATGAAAGTAAATTTTTCTTTCAATTGGTCGAATATATCAGAGACAACTATGCTTATTTTGCAGATCTTTTTAGATTTGATTCTAGACAATACAGAAATGACATAGCGTTCAGTGTAGCAAAACATATTATCAACGGCTTTGAAACTACACAATCCTATACACTGCCCCCATTAACAACAGTATTTGATCAAGATGTATTAATTGACGTAGATCGCAAAGGAAAACTAACTATAACAACAGATTTTGAAAACTCTGGAGATTATATAGCGTCTACAGTGCAGAACACTGATATACACATAATGAATAAGCAGAGCATTTTGAGACACGCAGATTCTTTAATGAGGTTAATATGAATTTTGGTTATCTATTATTTGTTAAAACATCTCAGAACACAGATTATTTAAAGTTAGGATATGCACTGGCATTGAGTATTAAACACACGCAAAAGCCGGGATACGATAAAGTTGCGTTAGTTATTGATGATCCTAGTCTGTTAAAAAAATTAAACTCCGCCTGGGTTTTTGATCATGTTATCGAATGGGGACAAGAAGACGGTTGGGATGGTCGTAGCTGGATGGATCATTTAACTCCCTTTGATTATACAGTATGTCTTGATGCGGATATGTTATTTTTAAGAGACTATAGTCATTGGATAGATTATTTTATTGAAAACACTGATTTGTATGTCTGTAACAAGTCGTATACCTACCGTGATGAAATTGTTACCAATCGGTTTTATAGAAAAACATTTGTTGAGTCTAACTTACCAGACCTTTATAGTTTTTATACTTTTTTCAAAAAAAATGATATGTCGTTGGAATTCTTTTCAATGGGTAGATATATTATAAAAAATCAAGATGTGTTTGCTAATTTATATTTAAAACATCGACCGAGCATAGTTGGGACTGATGAAGCATTTGCATTAGCAGCAAAAATTTTAGACATTCAAGATCAAATTTCTTATGAATTAGATTTTCCAAAAATAGTACATTTAAAACCCATGGTGCAAAATTGGCCGTGGCAATCAGATCGAGTAACAGATCATGTTGGGTTTTACTTTAATGAAGAAGCGCAATTAAAGATAGGCAATTATAAACAAGATTCAATAATACATTATGTTGAAAAAGAACTAATGACAGATGAGTATATAAACATTTTAGAGGAATTAGTATGGAACAAGAATTAATATTTGAAGACCTATATACTGATAACAATAAAATAGAGTTCTACGCTTTTTATAACCAAACAGACGGGTCAGTATTTGAGATATTTCCAGGGTTCCCAACAAACACTGATAAAAAATTTGTTAAAGTTGATGCTGAAATACTAGACAGTATAGAATCCGGACACTCTAATATTTTTTCATACTATGTAGATATTAAAACACAAGACCCTCAATTACAGAAAAAAACAAATTCTAATTTTGTTTTAACAAAAATTGACGATGTCCTGCACAGAGTCATTGAGAAAAAATGGTCTAAAATAAAAAATTCAGACGTACAAATAAAATACTCAAAGAAAAACGAAGTACTAGAATTTAAAATTAACCCGTCTATTAAAAACATCCAATGGCCTGGCGAGCAAGAAATGATATTTTTAATAACAGGGTATAACGACCCAAACAGTGTAAAACAATTGATTAGATTTACCGTTGATGAGTTAGCCAGCTTTCCACAGATACATAAAATTAAATTGAGATCAAAATTTAGTATTTTTACACGCAGACTGTTTACAAACTACACGTTGGAAATAAAATGAAAATCATCGAATTTGATGTAATATTCCTCAGCTATGATGAACCAAACGCCGAGTTGCACTATGCTGATTTATGCAATAAAGTACCATGGGCTAAACGAGTACACGGAGTTAAAGGTAGTGATCATGCACACAAGGCCGCTGCAGATTTATCAGATACTGACTGGTTTGTAACTGTTGATGCTGATAATATAGTTGACAGTAGATTTTTTAATATCAATCTAGATATGAGAGATCCTAAAATACAGGTCTATGGATGGTGTGGTCGTAATTCAATCAACGGACTACGCTATGGCAATGGCGGATTAAAAATCTGGAAAAAAGATTTTGTGTTGAATATGAAAACACACGAGAACTCAGATAGTGATCGAGGCCAGGTAGATTTTTGTTGGGAAGACGGATATAAAAATTTTCCATTGAGTTTTAGCGATAGTATTATAACAGCGAGTCCATTTCAGGCCTGGAGAGCAGGATTCCGTGAGGGTGTTAAGATGACCTTGCTTGACGGAGTTCGAATTCCGCCCCAAGAAATACAAGAACGCATATGGTGGCATAATATCCACAGATTGCGTATGTGGTCTACAGTTGGAGCTCATGAAGAAAATGGTGTTTACGCAGTGTTAGGTGCCCGTATGGGAACATGGATGACCAATTGCACTGACTGGAACTATGTTGATGTTAGAGACTTTGAGATTTTAAAATCTATATACGAAGAAAAAGTCAATCACACACTTGTAGAACAGGATGCACAAGATTACGGAACAAAAATAAAACATCAATTGGGATTAGATTGGCCGTGGCTAACTCCTCAACAAAGTAAATATACTCTAGATTTATACAACGAAACTATGAATCTTAATGACACGTACTTTAGGATGCCGGTACCTGCAGATGTATGATATTTTTTATGTGTCTAGGACTACCGGAAATGACACCGACTGGGCCACAGTTAAGTCTAAGTATTCAACGGCTCAGCGCCTATCAAATATAGAATCATTTGACCAAATTAAATCTAGAGCGTTTACTAAAATGTTTTGGGTTATTTGGGATGACATAATTTTAAACGACTCGTTTGATCTATCAGAATACGCAGCAACAAAGTGGGATGATCAATACGTCCATGTATTTAAAAATGGTGAGCATTATGACGGTATAGTGTTATTTTCTAAAAACACAACTATAAGCAAGAAAGAATTTAAATACAGATTTTTCAATGAGAAAAAAGAAATAGACTGTGTAATCAGTTACCCTAAAGCATATGACAAATTTATTATACAAACGTATGCGCAATATCTAGAAGTAATAGAGAAATCTTCAACTGACTTGTTCTGGATAATTCCCCCAGGTGTTCAAGTAGTCGACAATTTTAATTTTGATCTTTACTTTAGTCATCATAATCAATATGATAGAAATATTATTCATAGTTTTCAGAACAGTGATTTTTACGATGGCGTAATGCTAGTGCCAAAGTCAGTTAACATATCAGAAAATGAATTTAACTATGGTCACATAATAAACAAAAAAGAGTACAAAATCTTGGCAAGTATGCCTGTTAAATTTGACAAGTTTGAAATTGCCACGTATGATGACTATCTAACAGCAATGGCTAATTCAACTACAGGCATGTTCTGGGCAGTTTGGCCCGATGTAGAAGTAGTTGAAGATTTTGAATACAATTACTATGTGCCAAAATACGAACAACATATACCTCATGTATTTAAGAACGGTGAATATTTTGATGGATTATGTTTGTTTTCTAAAAAAGTAGCAATAACTAAAAAAGAATTTGATTACAGATTCTTTATGAATAAAAAAGAAATAGACGTAGTTGCGTCTCGCCCTAGGTCATTTGAAATTTATAATATAAAAACATACGACGACTATTTAAAAGCAAAAGAGTTGTCCCCAACAGAAATGTTTTGGGCTCTGTGGGATGATATTAATGTGGCTAAAGATTTTAAATTTGATTATTACGTACCCACATATGATACATTTCATAGAAATATAACTCACGTATTTAAAAACGGAGAATACTATGACGGTATAGTACTATTTTCTAAAAATACAATCATAAGTAAAAAAGAATTTGATCACAGATTCTTTGTTAATAAAAAAGAAGTTGACGTTCAAGCATCAACACCTAAACCTTTTGATATCGTATTCATCAGCTATAATGAACCTAATGCAGACGACAATTTTATAAAGCTCAAAGAAACATTTCCTAGGGCAAAGCGTATTCATGGAGTTAAGGGTATACACCAGGCACACGTTAAAGCAGCAGAATTAGCAACCACAGAGATGTTTTGGGTTGTTGACGGTGATGCTAAAATTGTAGATGAATTTAATTTTAGTATTGAGTATTTTCCTTATTATGATACCGGCAATAGACTAAAACAAACTTCTACAGTTTTTGTGTGGTCTAGCCAAAATCCAATTAACAATCTTGTCTATGGGTATGGCGGTGTAAAGTTACTACCTCGTAAACTAACTATTGATATGGACATTAGTTCTACTGATATGACTACCAGTATCAGTAAATTATTTAAAGCAATGCCGTCAGTTAGCAACATTACCGTGTTTAATACAGATCCATTCAGTAGCTGGCGATCGGCATTTAGAGAATGTGTTAAACTAAGTAGCAGATCAATTGATCGTCAAAATGATAAAGAAACAGCGGATAGATTAGATGCCTGGTGTAGTTTAGGAACTGAAAAGCCGTTTGGCAAAGATGCAATACGAGGAGCCAAGGAAGGTAGAAAGTATGGCGAAACACATAAAGGAAATATTGAAGCATTAGTAAAAATTAATGACTTTGATTGGCTCAAAGGAATATTTAACGATGTCAAATGAAGAACAAAAATATAAAAAAGTCATTGAAATTCTAAATTCGGTCAGCTCTAGTTTTTGTCTAGCAAAATGGCATCAGTTAACACTCTATCTGCAAAATGGATTTAATCATAGTTGTCACCATCCGAGCCCACATAAAGTGCCTCTACCTGAATTATCAAACAATTTTAAAGCCTTACATAATACTCAATTTAAAAAACAACAAATGCAAAAGATGTTAGATGGGGAACGTCCTAGCGAGTGTGATTATTGTTGGAAGGCAGAAGATTCCGGGCACATTAGTGACAGGGTCTATAAAAGTGCATCGGCCTGGGCAAAAATAAATTTTGATTCTGTCTTAAAAAATAAAACACAAGATGTTAATCCTGCGTATTTAGAAATTAGCTTTAGTAATGTATGCAATTTTAAATGTGCATATTGTAGCCCCGATTTAAGCAGTCAATGGTACGAAGAAATAAACAGTCACGGGCCTTACCCAACATCCACCAGGTACAATAATTTTGATTGGTTTAAACAAATAGGAAAGATGCCTATTCCAATTAAGGAACATAATCCATATGTAGAAGCATTTTGGAAATGGTGGCCTGAGTTGTATACAGATCTACACACATTAAGATTAACTGGAGGCGAACCGTTGTTAAGTAAAGATGCATGGAAGATGCTAGATTACATTGAATCAAATCCAAATGACAATCTAGTTTTTGCTCTTAACACCAATCTATGCGTCCCCGACGATTTAATAGATAGATTAATACCTAAAATTCAAAATATTTCCAGAGACTCTAAAGAATTTCAATTTTTCACTAGTGGTGAAGCAACGGGTACAGCAGGCGAATATATAAGATACGGTCTTGATTATAATCGATGGACCAATAATCTAGAAAAAATTCTAGACAATACGAACGTTATTGTCGCAATCATGACCACAGTTAATCTAACAAGCATAACTACATATACAGACTTTATACGATACATTCTTGATCTTCGTGGAAAATACAATAAAGAAGCTACATTCAATAAAGTACAATTCATGACTAATTTTTTACGCTATCCTGAATTTTTATCCTTAACACTATTGGATGACGAAACAAAAAAAATATTTGCAAAAGATATAGAAAATTTAATTAAAGAAAGAGGTGACTGGGACGGATACGCTACTTTAATGTTTTCCGAAGTTGACCAGCTAAGACGTATGGTAGATTACATGAATGAATCTAATAGCAACCAAGAACAATTGCGCAAAGACTTTGCTGCATTTATCACTGAATATGATAAAAGACGTGATACAGATTTTAATAAAGTATTTCCAAAACTTACAGAATTTTATAAAATATGCCAACAGACGTAAAACGTACAATAGAAATCATTAACGAAATTAGCCCTAGTTTCTGTGCGGCTAAGTGGTACAATGCTACTATATGGTTAGGCAACGGTCGCACTGCTAGTTGTCATTTGCCACCAGCTCATAGTATATCAGTATCAGAGATTATGAAAAATCCTAGCGCATTACATAATACTTCCTTCAAAAAAGATAGAAGATTAGAAATGTTAACAGGTAAGCGAAGCGCCGAATGTGCTTATTGTTGGACGGTTGAAGATAATGCAGAGCCTGATATCTATAGTGACCGTGTATACAAAACTAGAATTTACCAAGAAACTGAAATACTTCAATTATCTAAATTGGATCCTCAGGCAGATATTGATCCTAAAACATTAGAAATCAGTTTTGATAATTTGTGCAATCTAAGTTGCACTTATTGTAATTCAGAATTTAGTACAACCTGGGCCAGTGATATTAAAGTTAACGGACCATATAAAGATTTGAAAACATCAGGCGCTGGCGCATTTCAAAATTCTGGGGATCGTGCATTGCCTTATGGTATCAAAAATGAAGACAATCCCTATATTGAAGCATTTTTTAAATGGTTTCATGGTAGTCTTAAAACTAATTTGCAAGAACTAAGAATTACCGGAGGCGAACCTACACGTAGTCCCTGGTTTTGGAAACTATTAGACGAATGCGAAAATACAAATTTTGATTTTGCTGTTAATAGTAATCTTATAATGGATGTGGTAAAATTAAACCAACTTATTGATGCTAGTAAAAAATTTAAGAAATTTGATCTGTACACTAGTGGAGAGGGATACGGCGCTCATGCAGAGTTTATTAGATGGGGGTTAGATTACAGTTTGTGGAGAAACAATTTAATTCGATTTGCTAATGAAGGTCAATACAATATGATTCATGTAATGATGACTATCAGTGCTTTGAGTATTTGGTCAATAACAGAATTCATGACAGACATGTTAGAATTACGTAAACAGTTTGGAGGTCATCAATTTCATATGAGTCTTAATCTAGTTCGCTTTCCTAGTTTTCAAAATTTAAATGTTTTGCCAGATGATCTAAAACAAGCACAAGCAGATAAAATTAAAACTTGGCTAAGTACTGCTGTCGGGCTTAGTTTTTCTGAAACTAATCAAATAGAAAGAATTATAACATATCTTCGTAACGTTAATAGAAGTCAAGAAGATACTGATAGCCAAGAAAATAAGGAACACGATTTGAAAAGTTTTACACAACAATATGCTGATAGAAAAAATATTACATTATCTAGTATATTCCCAACAGAATTTATTAAATGGTTTAATACAATATGAATAAAGATAACTTTTGTGTAGTACCGTGGATACATCTTAATACAGAGCCTAACGGGCGTGTTAAGCCTTGCTGTGCGTATCTTGGAGAAGAGTTTGGGAACTTAAAAGACGATACTCTTGAAGAAATATGGAATAACAACCATATGAAATCAATGCGTAGCAGTTTTTTAAAAAATGAAATACCTAAAGGATGTTCAACTTGTACTAAAAAAGAAAGCAGCGGTGGAGTGAGCTACCGTATGGCCGTTACAGATCGATTCAAACATCATATTGAAAAAGCTAAGGCAAATACGTTACCAGACGGCACATACGAAACCTTTGAAATAATCTATTGGGATTTTAGATTTAGCAATATCTGTAACTTTAAATGTAGAATGTGTGGACACGGGTGCAGTAGTACGTGGTGGGACGATTTTACTCCAGAAGCAAAGAAAACTAAAATAAAATTTTTAGACAGTTCATACTACGGTGTAGATTTAATGAAATATGTAGATCAATTTATTGATAATGTTGAAGAAATTTACTTTGCTGGCGGTGAACCACTACTAATGCCTGAACATTATCAAATCTTAGACAAGTTAATTGCCAAAGAACGATATGATGTATTCTTACGCTATAATACAAACATGAGCACTATCAAATATAAAGATTATGATTTAATTGATATATGGAAACGATTTAAAAATATTAGGATATTTGCCAGTATTGATGGAGTTGATGCTAGTGCAGAATACAGCAGATCTGGAACTAATTGGCCTCGAGTGCAGGAAAATCTAAAACTACTAGTAGAATCTAAAATTGAATACGTTGTATCTGTCACAATAAATGTTTTTAGTGTATTCAATATTACTCAACTAGTAGATCGTTTGATAGATTTAAAAATGTCACCTAGAAAATTGTTAGTAAGTCACGTTAGCCAACCAATACATTATACAACATTAATTTTACCAAATAATTTAAAAGAAAAAATAAGATTACAATTAGATCAACATTTAGAAAAAATAACTTCAACACTGACTGAAGAAGAAAGTCGATGGCTATCTCACCTATATGAAGAAATTAAATTTTATTTAAACTCAACAATATCGCCAGTCAAAATCCTAGAATCACAACAGCATTTTAAACGAGATACTATCAATTTAGATACTATTAGAAAAGAAGATATTAGAATCGCTGTCCCAGAATTAGCCGAATGGTTTGACTCACTATGAGTGATAAATTTATTTGCGATCTTCCTTGGGTGCATTTAAGTGTGTTCCCTCAAGGCAATTGTACTGTATGTTGCGTAGCCAAACACTCAGGAAAACAAAACGGTCATAGTTGGAATAAAATTGCTCCAGCTTTATCTAATGGGTTTAGTGAGAACAAAACTAAAACCATAACTGTTATGAACAGTAATCTATCAGAAATTATCAACTGCGATAATTACAAAGACATTAGATTAGATATGCTAGCAGGAAAAGTTCCTGAGGCCTGTGAAGGTTGTTATCAAATTGAACAAGCAGGCGGCACTAGTAAACGCAATAAAGAAACAAATCGAAACCTAGACCATGCATCATTAACTTCTGCAGACGGCTCTATCAAACCGGATCTACGACATATTGAACTTCGACTAGGAAATTTTTGTAATTTAAAATGTCGTAGCTGTAATGCCGACTCAAGCACCAGCTGGATTCAAGACTATTATAAGTTAAAAGACACTGTTAATTTAGCCAGCGGATACCACTGGATTAAAAGCAATCCGGATTTTAGTTTTGATTGGGTTGATGATGAATCATTTTATGAT